ATTATTTTGCCCGACGAAGTAATCGAAGAGTTGGGTTGGCAAGAAGGCGATGTTTTGAATTGGGATGTACGCGGCGAAGGTATCGTAATTTCCAAGGTAAATGACGCTTCCGGTTACGAAGTTTTAGAGGACTAGAATAAGGGAAAACCAGATAGTCACATGTATTACGGCGGAGAATCTAACGTTCCAGGCGCTCCCGGTAATTTACTGGCCGGTGGAATTCCACTGCGCCAGTTGTTTAAAAATGCTCCCTCCGATATTCCTTTTACTCCGGGCATGCCAGGCATAGTTCGTCCTGGTACTAAACAAAAATTGAAAGACATTTTTCCGCATTCCCCCGGAGGGTACGGCGGTGAAGAGGGTGGTCCGCGCTATGGCACAACACCAGGGGGAATTGCAGGTAATTTTCTAGGAACACCCATTGCCTTTGGTTCCAGTAATTTCCCTGGCGCTATTGGTAATATTCAGGGAATGGCTGATGCTTATCAACTTGGTCAAGCAGTTCCACAACAGCCAATGCAGCAGCCTTATGGTGGCTCCCCAAACAGTCAGTTAACACCTGAAGAAAAAGCTAGACTTCTTCAGCGAGGCGCTCCACCGCCAACAGACTTTCGAGAGAAGTACTTCCCGAAAGCCGAATTACCCACTGGATTTCAATCCAAATTTGTTTCGTGAGGAAGCGCTATGAAAACTAAAAAACTTGTAAAGCAAGCGCTGCATAATCCAGAGCTTTATTCTTCTGCCGAACTGGTGTATTTTGGCAAATGGTTACACTTTAAGAAGCAAGCAAAAGCTGCTAAGATTGAGTCAAAGAAAAAGGAAAATAGTTAATGGCCGTCGACGCTAAGTCTAGACTCAAGGAAATTATTGACTCGTATCTTGAAAAAGACGGCGGGTCAATGATTGACACTGGCGTCGTAGCTTCACACCTGGCGCAGATGAAATTATTCGGTATCCGCCAGGGTGTCGAGTTTTTTCCTGTGCAGGATAACTTTGGCAATCAGCGCAAAGACTTTATTGATCGTGTAATTAAATACAACTCTCTTGACATCCGCTTCGATTCAATCTGGGATTATTCACTTTGTGATGGACAAGGTCTTTTTTACATCCGTCCAACTCAGAACAACTATCGTCTTTACTACTTTCGTAAGCACGAATATCGTAGCTATTACAACATTGATGGCGAGCTTGATGAAGTTGTAATCATCTACAGCTACAAGGTCAAGAACGGGTTTGGTTACCAGCAGGACATTGATTCCGCAAGCTTAAGTGGTCCGGCCACCATGGGACAGGGCGGTGCAAAGCGTTACATCCGCCTTTCAATCAAACGCAAAACGATTGAAGAAACACACTCGGAAGGCGAGCTGTCGTTTGATAGCAACTATCAAGCAAATTTTGGTAGAACAAAAACGTTCACAAATACGTTGGGCTTTATTCCTTGCGTAGAAATTTTCCACAACGTCAAGGGTTTCTCTACTGAAGGTGTCGGTGAATTTGAAGCGTTAGCCAATCACATCTGCACGCATGATGAAATGGTTCGCACCATGCGTAAGAACGTGCAGTTCTTTGGTAACCCTACGCTTCTTTCCTCCAGGCCCAAGACCGACCTAATGGAGGCCGGTGGTGAAAACGTTGTTCAGCGTCCTTCTATCGCAGCCAACTCTGGGTTTAGTGGCCCCAGTGGACTGAGTCAATCCCGCTTCAAGGCTGATCCTATTCACCGTGGTGTTGACGGTCAGATCAGAGTTCCACGCGTCATTGCAAACCTGGAACCAAACGACCGTGTTGGTTACATTGTTCCTGATGCCATCACTGGCGACCAGAATTCTTTTGCACGTCAGTACCGAGAAGAAATTCGCACTGCCCTGGGCGGCGTTGACGAACTGTCAATTTCTGCAGGCGTGACTGCAACTGAGTACAAGTCATTGTTTGGTCGTGTTTCTGCCACGTCCAAGAAAAAGGCAATTGCTATTTACACTTACGGTATTTGCCGTTGTTTTGAGTTGATTATCTACCAAGAAGAACGTCTGTTCAGGGAGACGCTTGCCGCTGCTGCAGGATTAGAAAAACCCCTGGATCTCCCGGAGGAATCTAGTGCGGAAGACTTGGCAGCGTACAACGATGCCATGAGTGCATTTGATGATCAAGTTAAGCAGTTGATGATGGCTTGCCTTCAAACGCAGCAGATCCCGCCCGGTGTTTCTGGTTTAATTCCAGATGGCGATGTGACCATGCAGTGGCGTTGGCTTGGCCCTGTGTATGAGGATTCCACTCAAGACATCCTGAACAACTCCATCGTGGTACGCAACTTACAGGAGTTAGGTGTTGATAGCATTGAGGCACTGAAATACCTCTTCCCGTCCAAGACGGATGAGGAACGGGCCGAGATGTTATCTGGGTTTCCGTTCAGAATGGTGAATGAATTGCAGGGTGCATACTCTCAATTTGCTCGCCTTGTGGGGGGAATGATGCAAACTCCCCATCCGCAATCACCGGACTTACCGATGGCTGCGGACCCGCGATTAGATTTAACACCCTATCTATATCGCACTTTAGAAGCTTTACAAAAGGAGATGAGTTATGCAGGACGCTACCGTCCAATCGATCCCACAGACGAGCCAAGCACCAGTGGCCGTCGCGCCGAGCAGCTACGTGGTGGCAGCACCGCAAGCAGCTCCGGCCAGCTACCAGGCTCCGGCTCCGGTGGCGTATCAGGTGGGTACCAGTTACCCCCAAGCGGTACCTCAGGCAGCCCCCAGCTACCAATCCAGCCCTACTCAGTACGCCCCCCAATCCCAACCGGCGGTGGACTCGGCGGGGAATCCCTGGGAATCGGCGTTCAACAAGGTGGTGAATCTGCTGAGCGCACCAGTCCAATCCCCGTTCCAGGGTCAACCCTCGCAGCCGACGACGGCGTATACCCCGGCCAATTACGGACAGTACAGCAGCCAAGCTACGCAACAATCGGCTCCGCAGACTTGGTCTCCCAACCAGGCATACTCGCCCAGCTATTCCCCAACCTCCTCCAATCAATCCTTGCAGGAGGCGGCAAGCCAAATGGCGGACCTCCTGGGAATGAGCCAGGACAGTCGGTACGTGATGGACGCGTTCGGGATCGAAGCTCCGGCAGTGCTGAACAACTACGCTCTAAACCTGGAGCAAATGCTGGACAGCGCCGTCGCGTGGGGAAACCGCGCCGCTGATACCATCAAGGGTTACGCTAATTTCGCTGTTAACGAGCATCAAGAGAATCTTGCCTACAACGAGATCCTTACCAATCCCGATGTTCTGAGCGATTACACGCTTAAGTTTTTTGGTCCTGAAGGTCCGTACCCTGTGTACGAAAACGAGCAGGAACTTGAGACACGCGGTTATCCGACTCAGTCGATTGGTCAGTTCCAAGCTGGCAACTTCCCTGCTCCTCCGACAGCTGCTGCTCCGCAAGCACCTGAGAATTTCTGGGGCACTTTTGGCGAGATGATGAATCGCGATCCCCAGAACGCCTGGCGCGTCCTGAACCAAGCTCAGCCTCAGACCGTTGCAAACAAACTGTTTGTAATGGAGTAAGCCATGCGTTCACTCCTTAAATACGGTGTACCTGCTGCCGCTGGCTTAGCCACGGGTGGGTACGCCCTTTCTCAAGGGGAAGATCCCGGTTCCGCAATTCTTGCTGGTACTGCGGGCGCCCTTGGTGGTGCGGCTGGTTTATTAGGCGCTCGTGCTCTTGCTGGTAAGTACTCAAGTGACGTTGCAAATTTAGCCAATACAGGCAAAACTGCAGCAGTGAAAAACTTGACAGCAGCCTCTCAAAATATTTACCCACCTATTACAACTTCGGCTAGAAATATTACGGCTGAACAAGCTGCACAAGCCGAAGCAGTAAATAAACTTCGCGCTCAACGCGCAGGCGAAAGTAAAAGAGCTGCTGCGCTCGGAGGCTTGGCAGGCGCCTTTCAAGGTATTCCTCAAGCAACTGAAGCTAATGTTTATTCAGGCCTCACGAAAGGTTTGGGCGCTCTTGCTGCTCCCGCCGCTGCTGCGGCTGCCGGTTTAGGTGGTGTTGCCCTTGGTGCCATTCCAGGCTCTCTTGGGGTCCCCGGATTCCAGCAAGGTGGGTCAGTTGATCCTGAGTCCTATGGATCTAGTAATTCCGCTGGTGCACGCACCAAAGCGTCCACACTGCAGTACATGTAATTAAATAAATTACGGGCTGCTAAAATTTGTGTTAGATAAGACACATGTGTCTTTATCTTTCACCCGATAAAAACACTAACACTGGAGGATAAACCAAGGTGTTTATTGATAGCTAGTTCAGATCCTGGTAGGTATTTCCTTTCAAGATTTGGTAAATAGCTCCGTGATTGCAATCAAACTTTTCGGCAATCTTCCGATAAGAAAGACCAGCCTCTTTTAAAGATTTGATTTTAACCACGTCGTCCGAAGAAAACTTTCTCAAAGAGTTTTTCGGCCTTCCTTTACTGGCAAAACCATTGTTTTTGTAACAACCGTTTTTCCAAGCCCTTGTTAAATTTTCTTGTTTGGTAACGATCTCAAGATTATCAAGTCGATTATTCCTCTTGTTATTATCTTTGTGATCGACTTGAAGGGAAAAGTTACTGGTTCCATGGGAACGCAGATCCAATCCCAAAAAAGCCACAGCCATCAAGACATGAAGATGAAAACGCTTCCTCTTCCCATCTACAAGAATTGAAACTCGGTTATAAACACTGGTTGTACTGATAGACAGCTCTCGAAAATATTCTTGATTATCGGGATCAAGACGTTTCTCAAAAGCCTTACCTTCCTCAGTTAAGTAAAGATTACCAAATCCGGGAACAAGCTTTGGTTCCATGTTGTTCATAAACAAGTTTCCAAAGCATAGCATGCCTCAACTGAACGCTCAACGTTGTCACCTCACCGAGTAATCGATGAGTGCAAACTGGATGAATTCAGGGAAGCCCTAACGTCAAGCCGAGGGTAATCCTGAGCCAAGCCAATCAAGAACGTGATTGGAAGGTGCAGAGACTACTGGGTGTAACACGATCTTGTTACGTAATACCAGAATTAGCGTCCGGCATCCCACAGGGATGAAGAGATAGTCCACCCCTCTAAGAAACTAGAGACCAGGAGAACGACTTTCCAAAGATTTTAGGTGCGGAACTTTATCGTCCCCACCCTGCGTACATCGCTGAGATGGCTGTGGAGCCCGTGGTTGTCCACGACTTCACACGTCAGCCTGGTCAAACCGTTCAGTTAGACCGCTACAAGTTCTGGGGTACCCCTGGTACTAAGGACAGCCGTGAGCGTATTGCTGACCAAACGATCGGTACCGCTAACAGCCGTAACATCACCAAAGAGAAAGTTCTGGTGGTGCTTAAGGAGTACACCGGTCCTGCGGATCCGGGCGACCCGACTCAGCCTAGCACATTCAAGATTGCTCGCGAAACACTGGTTACCGCTCAGCGCATGCTGCTGGATACCGGCAACCTGAATATGTTCCACCAGTCGATCGGTAGCCTGACGCTGCTTGACGACTATCGCCGCTGGCGTGACCGCGTGTTCATTGATGAACTCGCCAAAGCTGAAGCCAACGGTGCTGCTTCCACAACTCAAGGTGGTTACTACTTCGCTGGTAACAAGGTTAAGGATTCTTCCGGTCGTATTTCCTACACTGGTACTGAATACACCGCTGACCTGCAGCAGTTCCAGGTGCGTACCGACCTGCTGACCGTTGTTAAGGACTTGCGCAAGCGCAACGTTCCGACCTATGCTGATGGTCTGTATCGTTGTATTTGCGATCCCACGTTCATGATGCACCTGCGTCGTGACCCTGACTTCCGTGAGATCGCCCGTTACGCTGGTAATCCTGGTCAAGGCATGTACATGGGCAACCCCATGCTGCCTAACAACGCCAGCTTCTACCAAGGCCCCCAGGCTGGTCAAGCCTACTTCCTGGCTGGCGAACCTGTTATGCCTACTGGTGTGCAGTTTGAAGGCGTTAAGTTCTTCGAATCCACCAACTTCCCGATCAAGAGCATCAGCACTTCCTTTGACGGTGGTTCTAACT